ATACAGGTTATACAGGTTATACCGGAACAGGCGTTCCAGCTGGTGGTAATACCGGACAAGTGTTAACAAAACAATCTAATACAGATTATGATACTATTTGGACAACACCTAGTTCTGGAAGTGGAAGTGGAGGTGTAAATGAAAGTATACTTGTAGCAATGAATCAATCTACTACAAATATTGTAAATACTACAAATACTGGCTCCCCATTACCTATTTCTTCTCTAAAATATTTAGTAGTTGGTAACATTAGAAGCAGCGACATAAATTTTACTGCTACGGGGGAATCATGGATTACATTACAACTTAACTGTAATACATTAGGTTATCTTTTTGCATATTATTTAGGTAATTCTACTACTCCTGCACCCATTGTTGATTGCCATATACCATTTAATTTTTATATAGATGCATCATCAACGACTAATCCTACACTTTCCGTAAATTCACTTATTATTACAAATTGTAATATAACTGGCGGGAATTCTATACTAGTAAATTTAACATTGATACCGGTTTCCTAAAGCTTTCCAACGATCTTGTGAATTGACAAATAGCGTAATGTTTTTATAACTGCTAGTATTTACTCCCTATTAAAATAGAAATGTTCTCCATATTCTGGTTGTTTGTGGGGTTTCTTACGGGTTTGCTTGTCGCAGTCGTATTTACACCCCCTATTCGGAATCAGCCGCAAGTACCAACCCCGCATGGAGATATACCATTACATACGGGAACTGGATGCGTCAAGTTTAACACCACAGAGGTTCCCTGTGCGAAGGGATCAACGTCTCTTAATTTCATCGCATCTCAACACAAATGAATCCAATTTCTAGAGAGACCCTTCCTCTGCTTTCGTTCATCGTTGGTCTAGGTGTTGCGATTCTTCTTTTTCATAAACCATTTCAAACCAGAGCTACATTAGCTCTTCCGGTTGATAAAGTGGAGGGAACAACAGTTGAGATCAACAAAAAGTGCTATCAGTACCATGCGGAGGATGCTCAATGTGAAATCCTCCCTTCATAATAAATGGCAGACGGCGCAACAGACTTAAGCGACCTACTTGGAAGTGGCCCTGTACAAAATCCTAGCCTTCCTCAATCGACGACATTTGCGCCGATTGTGACAGGTGGAGCAGACCCGTTTATCTCTCCTCAGAACACATTTTATCAGAAACCCACGGCTCAACAGAGCCAAAACCATATGTTTAGTACAGCTCGGTACGCAGTAAAAAATGTCATGGTTTATTTTGGGTTTTTTGCGGCGGCCATGTTGATTTCTTTGAGTACACCTAGATCTATGATTCTTCAGTATATTCCCAATACGTATACCGCAGGAGGTGTTCCGTCGTATATGGGAGCCGCAATTCTTGCGGGTGTCGCTGTAGCTGTGGCATATGTTCTTGGGACCCTGTTCGGTTCCCTCTTTTAATCACGAATAGATAACCTTTAAGAGACCATATTCTTTCATACACTTTCCTAGAAACTTTTCACAGTCTGGACAAGGTTTAGATCCTAAAAGATCTCCTTGTTTATTGATTCGTACGACAACCAGAATACAACCGTTAAGTTGTGAAACGTCACCAAAACGCTTCACAACTGCCCGTTCTGCGTGTAGAGTATTATCGGACCAACCACATCCGCGCGACCTACTCCCAACCCTATTCCTTGACGATGCCACCAACTTATTACGCTTATACAACTCTGCGTAATGCAAACTTGTATTATGAACCGACTTGTAATCCATCTTTCTTATATGTAATGACTTTTGCGTAAAACGTATTCGTTTTCCACAGCATTATTAGAGTAAATATGTGGGACAATTATAGACGTAACTCAAAAGGTTGGAGAGCCGATTCGTTCGCAGTTATTCATCCACGTATAATTCTAGGATCATCTATAAATGTTGATTTACATACATTGGCATCCTACGGCATTACACATGTCATAAATTGCGCAGAGGATACATGTGGATCAAAATGGTTTAAGAATGAATGGCCAGATCGTTACGCATATATTAGCGCAATTGATAATGAAAATGAAGACATTACAACTTGGTATCCTGCGTTTGAACAAGTTATGAATACATTTCTAGCATCTAAAGACTGTAAAAATATTTATGTTCATTGTGAATGTGGAATCAATCGTAGCGCGTATCTCCTTCTAATGTACTCATGTATAAAATTTAGATATTCAATTGAAAGCACGGTAAAGAATATACTTATCCAGAGACCCTGTTGTTTTACCAATAAATCATTTCGTAAGCAAGCTGTCGAGTATATCAAAAAACATGGGTAGTTAATAATGGCAGATACAGGCGGCAATTCATTATGGGCAGATATAGAAAATATCGGCACAGATGTTTCAAATGTAGAGACCCAACTTTTAGGACCTGATTATAGTTATTCTGATGCTATCTCTGGACCATCATCATTGGGTGTTGGATCAGATGGTTCTTTTAGCCAGCTTGGTAGTAACGCATCAGCGATAGCATATTATGTAGAAGCCCTTATTACTGGAAATCCTCCTCTTGGGAATCAATACTTTGTGAATACAGGTGGAATGTGCGCAGCTCCAGATGGGTCATTACAGCCACGATACAACTACATTAATAACATGTCATCTGGCGCAGCCGCATTACCTGCTTCTATATCAGAATTAGGGGCTGACTTTAATGGATTAATTCCAGGCGTAGCAGATGATATTGAAGGCTTAAATCCTCTTCATCTTTTTACATCTCTTATGGCGGATTCGAATCCTCCGTGTGTATGTCTTTCGTGTCCTGCGTCAAATCCCGCAGGTACAGATGCTAAGTTTGTATCACAATCTCTTTCTGCCGATGTTGCCTCTAGTCAGTGTCAACAAGTTGATTCGTCGGTATGTTTAGCGAACGCATCGACAACTGAGTCGTTTTCCAATAGAGAAGATTTCGTATCTGCTATTCCAACAATTGTGGCAGGGTTAGGAATTTTGTATTTTATATTTTCAGGGAGATGAAGAAGAATGAACAATGGACAATATTTTTCGAATAAAGAAGTCTCGTGATGGTGTCTCTAAGTCAAAAGTTTCCGATACAGTATCTGGAACTCTTGATTCAATTCATCAAAATCTTATCTCTGGAATGAGAGACGCAGATCTAAATGATCTTCAAAGTAGAAAACTTGAACTAGAGAGAGATCTTGAAGATATTCAAGATGTCTATAAATCTACAAAGTTACAAGATGAACTTCGTACAATTCAAAGACGTCTTGCGCAGGATGATCCTCTAAAAGATTATTATATCAAAAATGCTGATATCATTCTGAAGTATTACGGAAGTTGTGATAAGATTCAGTCTATGTCCACAACACCCGCAGATCAAAATACGTTTGTGAAATATCTATTACAGTCAACTCAAGAAACTCCTTCTATTTCAAAGAAAGATCTATACGAAGAATTCACAAGCCGTATGAAACTTAATACAGGCGTAGAGATTACAGAACGATCTCACACAACTGAACATTGTGATCGGTGTAATATCGCAAGAGAAGAGCTATCTGAAGAAGGCATTCTTGTATGCCCTAAATGTGGGTCAGAAGAATACATGTTAGTTGTTTCAGATTTTCCCTCGTTTCGCGATCCTCCTAAAGAACGCAACAATTACGCATATAAAAAGATTAATCACCTAAATGAGATTTTAAATCAGTTTCAGGCAAAAGAAAGTACCATTATTCCTGAAGATGTTATGCATGAAGTGATCTGTGAAATCAAAAAGAGACGTATTCAGAATATCGCAGAATTAACTGAGATTGGTATGCGAGAGATTTTAAAGAAGCTAAACCGTAGTAAGTATTACGAACATGCCACCCACATCCTTTCAAGACTTAACGGAAATCCACCTCCAACCATTACCCCTGAAATCGAGGAAAAAATTAGAGCAATGTTTCAGGAAATACAGGCTCCTTTCCTTTTGTACTGTCCTGATGACCGCACTAACTTTTTATCATATTCGTATATTCTATATAAGTTTTTTGAACTCCTAGAACTAGATGAATATAAGGTATATTTTCCTCTGCTAAAAAGTCGTGATCGCTTAATAGCGCACGATCAGATTTGGAAGAAAATTTGTGAATATTTACGTTGGGAATTTATTCGTTCTGTTTAGTCGTACATTTGTTCAATGTAATCCAGATAATAATAGTATTCATTATCATCATCATCTGGATAATCAATCTCTTCTTCATTGATGTCGTACTCATCGTCTACCATAATTGGCTTGCTGTATGTGTTTGACATCTTGTCTGATATCTATTCGTTTGAAACTTGATAATCCGTTTTTGTTCATCTTTAAAACGGATTATTGCGTGATTTAATCGTTAATGACATATTCTATCAATAATGTTCACTCAATCAATTATCAACGCAAAGCGCTCAAGTATGTATTCGATCCGACCGCCGCCTAAGGCAATCGATGACTGTATTTCCCATGTTCTCAACAAAATGGATCACAAGAAGTATGTGCAAACTGTTGAAACTGCGGTTACGCATCCCGAACGCAGATATACAATTGTGTTATTTGAATATGTTAATTCTGGTATCAATGATACAATCGCACAGATTGAACGTTTGCCAGGTACAACCAAATCTATTCATGACACAATTAATGACATCAGGTGTATGGCTCGACTCCATGAGCTATTTATTGTAAATGAAAGTATGCGATTGTATACTCGTCGTAAGTTTGACAATACTAAGCCATTTCATCAACAAACTACAAATATTCGTCAAGTAGTTGTAACGATTGGCCCATACGCATTTGGTCGCCCACGTGTTATGTCAGAAGATTCGTACGTAGACATGCCTGATCTAGTTCCGGTATAATTAATGAATCGCGTATTTACGCAAGATCGATTAAAAATTAGATTTTTTGCTAGGCAGACTCGTCATCATCTTCATATAAGACACCATCTGTCATAATGACATCACCATCATCTTCGTATAAATGAATTCTTGCTACTGTGGTCCCGGCTTTAAATTCCGTGGTTGAGTATTCAATCTTCATTGTTACGATAACGTTAGCTGAATGTAAATTACTCTAGATTATATAGACAACCACCTGGATCCATATGGGCCAGCTGGTTCGGCTGATTTCCTACACATCCCCAGCAAACTACAGGAAGTTGACATCCGTACCTTTCTAAATAGTCATTCGCACTTGTGACTGAAGTATTTCCACTATCAACACTTAAACTCATAAATTGTACTAGAATCTCATTTGTCTTCTCAACTCCAAGAGAGCTTAGAAACATCTTGTCGAGAATTGATAGAATACTGTTGAAATCCATTATGGTCTATCTTGGTGGACGTTCAAAGAATCCATTTTCCCATTTTAGCCTACACTCATGTGAACAAAAAGAATAACACTTGGATACATATATTGTTTTCAAACATATTTGACATTCTGCGATAGGCGCAATACGTGGCACCTCTTGTAGAATTTGGTTCATCAACTTTTTTTTATAAAAAATCATTTCATACGGGATCATTTCTTGCTTCAGTGTACGACTCGTCAAAATCATGACTATTATGACAAAACATGTTCCAGTATATGTTTATCAAGCAAAATGATAGTATTACTACCGAAATCCCAACGCCAAGATAGTAATCAGTAGGATCTTGCATTATAATCTATCAGCACATACCGTATATATCGTTTTTTAGTTTACAGTCTCCAGAAGGACATTTTACCGAGTTAGGAGGGCAAGGTTGGTCTACCTTTGTGCTAGGATTCTCAAACCCTTCTAGCATAGGACGAACGTATAAATATACAAAGTAATTCACAACCGCGAATACTACACCATGAACAAGAGCTTGCTTACGAAGAGACCCCCCTATAGTAAACGGTATATAACCACCAGGAACAAGGAGCGCAAATAGAATTGCTTTTAGAAGTATGTTTACCCACATTTATTTAGTAGCAGGAGAATTAGAGGTCATGGCCGCAGAAGGATCAAACGTGGCTCGACCAACGGGAAGGCAATCAGGTTGTCCACCCTGATTCGTACCGACCGCATAGCCATTGGGACATGTAGGACCATAATTTCCGAAACGCTCACGGATCTTAGTCCAATAAAAGTTCATAACAAAGCTTGTTACAATTGCGAATAGGATCGCGTGGACGACAAGAACTGTTCCACGGGTTCCATTTTGGGGGATTCTTACGAGAACTCCAGGTACAAAAGCAGCGAATAAAAGCACAGAAAGAACTGTACTAATTATATCCATTTATACTTGATGCCTGAAGTTTTTATAGAGCTCTAAGACCACGGAAGAGCGCGCTTAACGCATAGTGGTGGAGCACGGCAAACAGCACACCGTGTACGGCTAACACGGTCCACTTGCTACCACCGGGAGGGAGCGTCACAAGGACGCCAGGGACGAACGCGACGAACACTAGGGCCGATACTAGAAACTTTAGCCACATCATTTTACTTTCTACGTGAGGTTTTTCTTGAGGATGTTTTAATATTTTTGACAAGTTGAGCTCGGCGGTTAGTCTTTAACGCATGCTTCATATACTTTCGGCGAGTTTGGTTGGTAAACGATCCGGTCTGAATCCGCTTGCTACTTCCATCTGGGTTTCTACATTTTGAGCAATCTCCTACATCCGGACTACATGGACATATTTCCATTATTCTTAGGGCACGAATTACATCCTCCAGCGGGCGCAACCTTAACTTGGTTTGAAACCGAATATCCATAGGCTAAGAGTCCTATTAAAAACAGAAGTCCGGCAATCCAATACATTTGTTCTGTAACCAAGAGTTTTAACCTAAATAGACTAACACACAGAATGGGTATTCCTTTCTATTTCGCAAGTCTATTTAAGAGCCACAAAGGTATCATTGAAGCTGTCAAGAAAAATCTTCCAATGGAAGTCGACGTATTTGTTGTCGATTTCAACTGTCTGATTCATCGCTATCTAAAAGATGAAGACCCATTTCAATCAATTCTCGAAGCGCTCGAACATATCATGAATACGATTTGTAAGTCAAAACAACTAATCGTTGCTATGGATGGCCTAGTTCCTTACGCAAAGATTGTACAACAACGATTCCGCCGTATGCGTATCAAGGAGGAAGGTCATGGACCGTTTGATCGTAATCAGATCTCTCCAGATACTCCTTATATGCGCGAACTTGAGATTGCGCTTCGAGCCAAGTTCCCGTATGCGATCATCAATGGAACCGGACTTCCAGGAGAAGGTGAACATAAGTTGATTCATGAACTTCAAAAACTCCCCCCGGACCAACGTAGAACCATTTCAATTTATGGGCTCGACGCAGATCTAATTTTAATCGCACTACAGCATCATGCTCTTTCCAACCCGCATGGTATGTGGCTTCTTCGAGAGAGCGCAGAGTTTAATGATCCTAAATTAAAACAAGCAGAGTTCGCAACGCTTTCTATTTGGAAACTTCTTCGAGAACTTCCTATGCCAATCGAACAGTATATGGCTCTAGGTATTCTCTGCTTTGGTAATGATTTCATGCCAAATATTGGAATGTTTTCGCTGCGTGAAGATGGATATGACAGAGCACTTCATACATATGATGAGGCAGGAAAGCCAGATCTTCTAACGTCCGAAGGTAGACATAACTTTCTAAAGTTCGCAGCTGCCAAAGAAATGGGAGTATTCAAAGAACGCATTGGCCTTCGAAAGCGTCCTGAAGAGAAAGCTATTATTGGAAAGGATATGAAACTCTTCTCACACAAGTACGGGCTACACGTTCTAGACGGAGTTACCAATATGAAACCAGTTGTGGAGGCATATTGGAAAACATTTCATTGGACTTGGCACTATTTCAAAACTGGCGAACCTCTAAATTGGTACTGGGTATATCCTTACGCAGATGCCCCTTTAATTTGCGATATTGTAGGATATCCAGAATATACAAAACATCATCCTAAACAGTTAACCTTTAATGTGAATCGTCAGCTCCAGTTTATTATGCCACACGATTCACTTAGAACGTCTAAGAGACGTATTCTTTATCCAGATGAGCTTCATTCGGAAACTCGTAATCCTTGGATGAAACGACATGATTGGGAAATGAAGCCACGTATTTCTCTACCATGGAACCCAGAATATTCACTAACTAGCGTGGACGCCATCTGACATTTCTTAAGTTAAACCTTGGAAATATGACTTCTTGTGTGCTAGGTTGAGTTGGAGATATGACATTTTGTGTGATAGATTTGGAAAATGTAATCTTTTGTGTCCGAGGTTTTAAAACTACAATCTTTTGGGCCGGAGGTTGAGTCGGATATGTAACAACGTCCCCTTCAGTAAGATTTACATTCGAATATGAAACTTCTCTGGAATTCCAATATGTTTCATTAATTTTTCGCATATTATCAATCGCATTAAATGCTACAAATTGATAACTTGTTCCTCGGCCAAATCTAGTCCAATCTTTCTGAAGATATTCAATATACTTGTTGCGAAATTCAGATTGACTCGTATAGGTCGTGGCAAGTTTAAGAGATGCGATACACTCGGCAACTGTTTTGGGAATTGGTTTATCTAACCGTTTATTTACAGTATTATGTAATCGACATATAGCAAGAAATAGATCTTGTTTACTATTTGCCCAAGTTGGCACGTTCTTCTTATATTTTGAAAACATGCTCGCAAAATGTTGCCGACAAACAATACATGTAATTGTTGCGCCAAACGAATCCATAAAACTATTCAGGATCAATTTATCTGCCTCCGTTGGGTTATCGGGATACGCAACTGAAATAGAATGGATAGTCATCCATCCCATTGGTCCCCAAACTTTTGTCATTCTCGTTATTTAACCAGAAGAAACGAAACCAGACATCATCCCGCCCTCCAGGATTTGCCGAAGAAGACTAGGAGGACCACTTCCTTTTGACAGTCCTGCCTTTATTACCAATTCTCTCACTTTGCCATCCGACATTTTATCAATTTTATGCTTAACTGTCTTTCTGCGATGATGAACTCCAGAATCTGTTAACAATCGAATTGTATGTTTCTTCATAAACTTCTTTAAAGGGGGGTGTTTCGCAGGATCAGAAACAGGTTTGATTTTTAACTTAGCCGTTTTCATAATTCCACGAGGGTATGTTTTCAAAGATTTCTTTTTCTTCTTTCCACCATCAAGTTTACGGTCTTCAACGGGTTTTACAGGCGTATTTGACGGAGAATCCACTTTTGTAATTTTTACAACTGGTCCGTCCATTCTTATTGTTAAAAACGAATCATAATCTATTTACGTTGAACGACACTCATATGAATACTATGGAGTGGGAAACAATTAAGACATATTTTCAAAGCCAAGGCATCCCTAAGCTAGTCGAGCATCAAATCGAGTCCTTCGAGGACTTCATCCGTAATAAGATCCCCTTAATCGTCGCATCGACGGCTCCGATTGTGGTGTGGCATGAACAGGATGAGAAACTAAAGAAATATAAATATGAGTTGCGACTTGGGTTTGAGAATGTTACGTATATGAAGCCACGTATTCAGGAAGCAACTGGCCGTATCAAGCCTATGTTTCCTCAAGAGGCACGTGCGCGTAACTTTACGTATGCCGCTCAAATGTTCTGTGATGTACGATTCACTGCTCGGTCGTACAAGGGCGAGACTCTTTCCGAATATGATGAGCAGGTCAAAGTATTCGAGGGAGTGTCTCTAGGCAAGATTCCAGTTATGCTTGGATCATCTCTGTGTATCATGAATGATTATCCAATGAGCAAGGATGAGATCGGCGAATGCCCGTATGATCCATTTGGCTACTTCATTATTCACGGCTCAGAGCGTACGATTTTGTGCCAAGAGAAAGTGGCTGATAATCGTATCATGATATTCTTCAATAAGAAAACGTCGGCAAAGTTCACATTCTCCGCAGAGATGAAGTCTCTACATGAGTCATTTACAACTCCTCCCAAGAAGCTTGAGGTTCGCATTGCGACCAAGTTTAATGGCATGGGTTATCCTCTTACGATGTGTGTTCCTCGATTTCGTGAAGACATTCCGTTAATGATCATGTTTCGTGCGTTTGGCATGGAATCTGATGAGGAAATTGCGAATCTCATCTGCCCTACGGGTGAATATATGGAACTTCTTGGAGCATCGTTCAAGGAGTGTTCAGATATGAAGGTATATAATCGTGAAGATGCTATTACCTATTTGACTCATCATCTTCAGTACGGTACTGCCTCAGAGGACAAGCATGGATATGTTCGATCTCTGCTAGAGACTGAATATCTGCCTCATGTCAAGTTTGGCGGAGATAAGTCAACACACGAGGTTCTCAACGCAAGAAAAATGATTCTAACATCTTGGTTAGTACGTCGTCTTCTGCTTGCGTCTGAAGGCGTGATTAGTGTAGATGATCGTGATGCGTATCCTAACAAGCGTGTCGTTACAACTGGGGCACTTCTTACTCATCTGTTTCGTCAACTCTTTCAAAAGGTTTGTAAGGACATTCGCAGCAAGTTCGTTCATGAGGTAAATAACGATAGCTGGAAGAAGGGCGAAACTGCTCGTCCACTTGAAATCTTGAACGTCAACAATCTCTATAAAATTCTTAAGGTTTCTACTATCGAAGGAAAGCTAAAGCAGGCACTGGCAACAGGTAACTTTACGGTTCAAGGGCTTGGTACGTCTACAAGTGTGATGTCAAACGCAACAAAGGTTGGTGTTTCACAGGTACTGAATCGCCTATCTTACTCTGCGACTCTCAGCCATTTGCGTCGTATTCAGACTCCTGTTGAAAAATCTGGTAAGCTACTTGCGCCTCGTAAGCTTCATGGAACGTCTTGGGGATATGTATGTCCTGTAGAGACGCCTGAAGGTCATTCGGTTGGTATTGTGAAGTCTATGGCAATGCTGACGTCGATTACGCAACACACTCCCGCGAGTGTTGTTCTAAATGTGCTTGAGAATGGACCGTCTCTTCAGTGGATTGGGTCTATTAAGGACATCTATCGCGGAACTATGATTATTCTCAACGGAGTCATCGTCGCGTATACCGAAAAGCCTACCGATGTTCACAACTATCTGCGAGCCGCCAAGCGTAACTTCTCTCTACATCCCCACACAGGTGTATCATGGAACATTCGCGATTACATTATCAATATTGAGACAGACAGTGGCCGATTTGTACGCCCACTCTATCGCGTAGAGAAGGGTGTGGTTCTCCAGGGACCTTTGAACGATAATAAAGATTGGAATGATTGGATTCGGTCGAATCTAGAGTATATTGATCCAT